TAAATGGTGTCAGTACTGTGTCCCCAGAAGTTGACCATAAAGCAATGCATCGCTCGATAACATCCAATTGAAGAGGGCAAATATGTTTTTGATCTTTCTTATCTCGGCCTTTTCGGAAAGGTAAAACATTCGATTGACGAATATCCATCCAAACAGGAGAAGCATAGCGTTGCCAAATCCAATGACTTCGTTTATTTGTAGATGGTTTACTCCACCCAATGTATTTGTTTAGTGTTTTCGGTATTTGAGTCTTACCATAATATTCTGTCAATCCTTCTGTATGTGAGATAGGTTTTAGATTATTTCCAGGCTTGCGAAAACACAGAAGGGAATCTGGAATGCCCACTCTACACATCGCAGAATCTTTTACGATTTGTTTATGCGCTAACCCTATTGCTTTTGTTCGTACCGCAGCTAATAACGGATCTTTCCAAATGCAAATTCGAGATTGGTATACAAATCCGTACTTTATAAATTTGCGGATGATAGTGCCTGGAAAATCTCGGATTCCAATGTTATGTCCTTCCCGCTTGAACATCGGTAATTCTATACAGTGCACAACAACTATTCGGCCATCCATCATTAATCGGAATAATTCAGCGATGAGATATTCAAAATGAACAAAGAATTGTTTGTAACTCTTGCTGTTACTCATGTCTTTTGGATTATTACTGTATGCATAAAGAGATGAAAATGGAGGGCTGAAAACGGACAGGCCTATACTATTGGATGGAAGTGCGGGAAGGACTTCACAGCAATCCCCTAAATACAATGCGTATTTGTCTGTTTGAATTTGATTTATTGCAGCCATGTTGGAACCTTTATACTAGAGTTTCTTATATTATCGTCAGTTTCTTCGTTTTGGTATTTGCTCATATTTTTTACGATTCCTTTATACATTGCAGATGATTTTTTCTCTTTCTCTTTCATATTCTCGACCACACGGGATTCTCGTTGGCTGGAAACAATATGGCATTTCACATCGCGCGTTTGTCCAAACCTCCAACATCTGCGAATGCACTGATAAAATTGTTCGTAACTATGGGATGGAAAATAAATAACATCCGAACAGTGTTGCCAATTCATTCCAAAACCACCAATTCGGGGCTTTGTGATCAGCACACGAATGTCGCCTGTCGAAAATTCTATGAGTTTTTTTTCTTTCGTTTCATCAGAATCTTTTCCTGCTACTTGTACCGCATCTGGAATCAACGATTCCAATAGATTCCCTTCATCATTTAAGTGGCACCATAATATACAGGGACGGTTTTTTGGAACCAGACTTGCAGCACGCTCACATCGAGCTTTCAGTGTAAGCCTGCGCTCCTGTCGTTGGTCGTTAAGCGTTATTGCTGGACATGAAAATAGTTTACCGGGTGGCACTTTAGATGGGATTACTGAATCTATCAATTTTAGATCGGGGAGAGCGAATTTTCCATCTAAAAAACCCATATCTGATGGTTTTCGCATGGCGCGGGCCCATGTTCCCACCCATTGCCAAAATTGATTTTTAGCATAACCTTTGATCGCCCATTGACTAGTTGTTTTGCCTTTATGTGAGAAAAACGTGCCTAACATACGATCGTATTTCATGTATCCTAAAGCTTCAGAAGACGTACCCAATTCCATACAATCATTTGGTGCTGGTGTAGCAGTGCATAATAATCGATATTGAATAGATGTACTAAATTCTGTGATGAATTTTCGCATTTTTCCTTCAAAGTTTTTCAGTATGCTAGATTCATCACAAACAATACCTCCAAAATCATGAGGATTGAATAAGTATAGTCTTTCATAATTCGTAACTGTTATAGGGTATTTGGGTATTCCCTTTTGGTTTCTATGAACCTCAATTCCAAATTTATTGCCTTCCCGTTGTGTTTGATAAGAAACAGCTAATGGTGTCACAACTAGTACAGGTTTAGATGTTTTTTTGAACACATTAACAGCCCACACCAAACTTTGTGGAGTTTTACCTAGTCCACAATCTTCAAATAGTGCTGACCTTCCTGTGTGCAATGCCCATGTAGTGAGTACTTGTTGGAAGTCGTATAGAAATTCAGGCATCCAGATGGGCTTAAAACCAAATGACTGATTTTTGAATTTTTTGGTGTCTATAAATTCTGAATATTTCACGGTTTGTATTTCTCCTTTTCAAACCAGCTTCGGCCCATGGGTGATACTTCTGCATCGACATCCATCGGAACGATAATCCAACTCCAATGTTTACGTAGATCGATAGTCATAACTTGATGAGCAATTTCAATGTAGTCTTTCAATTCTCGGTGTAAGACATCTCCAATTACACTGTCGTGAATTTGCCCAATCAGTTTTGTCTTCATTTTATATTTTCGCAGCAGTTTATTGATGCGGGTTATACACCACAACAAACAATGAAATGCAGATCCTTGAATTGGATAGTTGATAACCTTCTTGCGATCCATCGCGCCGGCAATACGGAAGCCTGTAAGTGTGTCAAAGAATCCACGATCCAAATAGTCTTCCCACCAATCCCATTTCCATTCTGTGTATACACGAAATCTATTTTCCCAAAAGTCTTTTTCAACCCTTTTTACGTGGCCTTCAAAACTGTGCGGCAAAGGGGTTTCCCCAGGAGTACAATGACCCAACTTTGTGATGCCATGACGACGGAGGTGTTTATATACATCCTCTCCTGTTTTCGTTTTCAGGTGTAGTTGGTTCACAACATTCCATAAGGATTTGGCACAATTGATATACCAATCTCCATAGAATTCAGGGAACACAAACTTGTTTTTTGCACAATGGCGTAATGCATCTGTGTATTCGTTGATAGTTAAGTGGTAGATTTGCATGCACATATCTCGATGCATGTCAGACTTTTTGTCTCTAATGTATCTGAGGAGTGTTGGATCATGATTATAGCACGCAGCGGTTTTTACTTCGATTCCGCTGAAGTCATGTTCTACAATATGTCGGTTCGGTTCGCGCGGAATAAATCCACGACGTATGAGTTTTTTGATAAATGGTTCGCGGACTGGTATGTTGTGTAAATTCGGATCAGTGGAAGAACTACGGAATGTTCTAACCGTATCTAAAGCAAAAAACGGATGAATGAAACCTTCTGAATCCACATGTCGTTGAATGCCTTTCAAATATGTACTACTAGCTTTCTTAAATTGTTCAAGTTTAGTGTATCGTCTAAGGAACAACAGATCGATATTTTCAAGTGCTGCTTTGTCAGCTTTGTAACGTCCTGTTTTAGTTCGTGTACCGTGTGTCCCCTCAAGTTCGTTGAAAACAACATCCCCCAATTGTTCACGGCTGCCGAAGTTCATTTTGACGCCATATTTTCGTTTCCAAATGCGGTAGACCTCATCCTTTTGCATCCGCACTGTAAGCTTTTGAATTTTTACGTTTAGTTGCTTTTGAGCGCGATTTATATAGTCTGTGTCAATACGAATTCCATTACATTCCATTTCTGCAAGTGTAATAGATCCTTGTTGAAACAGTTGATACCCACTATGTGTTATGGGTGTGCATTGCATGTCGGTGGATCTTTCCTTGTTTGATCAGTTCAGGTATTTGTATTATCGCCAGTTCATCTTCTACTTTTGAATCCATGCCACAATATAACATAACATCAGTAATGGGCAGTTCAAGGATTTTATTGAGTTTGTATGCAGGTGCACGGATGTACGGTTCAATATGATCATTGTAACTTGGCAATCCTAATCGCACAAACGATTGAAATTTTACGCCTGTGACTTGGGGTCTGTTATCTAGTATATGCGCACCGAGTACCACGTCATAGTACCAACCTTTTACATGCATCTTATGTTTGTGCAAAATCCAACGATGTTCAAATTTATTGTTGGCTGCTATTTTTCGGATATGTGGATTTCGGAGAATGGATAACATTTCGTCTATGGCGTCGCCAGCCCATGGGAACACTACTGTTTCTGGGCCCGTGCACACGCTACAGCAAACGATCTCCGCGCCAGGGGTATCTGGCTTCAGGCTAGACGTTTCCAAGTCCCAGGTGGTGTGATCTGGCTTAGATTGCTGAAGTTGATGCAGGTATCGACTTGCTTGTGACGGGGATGTAATGATTTCTATTCTTTTGCCATAGTCGGGTATTTTAACCCATGGTGGTTTTTTCAATTTGATAGCATCTTTGATGTGTTGTTTGAAAAGAAGTGTATATTGATTTCCCGGCTTGCGTAGTATATATGATGGATGATAGGTTGAACATATCCAGACGTTTTTGTCTTGTATGGGTATTTGCCATCCGGTCCATCGTGAGAATGCACCAATTTTATCTTTCCAAAAAATGGGCATTACCGACTCGACAGCACTGGCGCCTAACAATATGATGCATGCAGGCTTAAAACGTTTGATTTCTTTTACTATGTTAGGGCGACATGCTGCAATTTGAACACTTGTTGGTGTAGTATTTTCTGGAGGACGACAAATCACAGCGTTTGTTTTTCGGGCATCCTTATCTAAGTCCACACCATTACGTTTCAACGTTGCACGTAAGTATTGCCCTGCTTTTCCTATCAGTTGTGTATTCTTTTCATCCTCCAAACGGCCAGGAGCTTCGGCCACAATTAACAATCGTTTTTGGCCTTTACCTGTAGGGGGCATCTTGGGATGTATGCAGGTGCTATGCAATTTACACAAACCACAACGAGGTGTTGTGCTCATAGATTTGGATGTAGATATTTGCCTTGCATCAAAGAATCCCTTTTTCATTTCGTAAAATCCTTTGCGTATTCAACTTTGCACCCGAGTTCTTTAGCTCCTTTGCGGCAATAGTATTCACTGATTTCGATGGAAATGCAGTTGATGCCAAGACGTTGGCACACACGTGCTGTGGTAAAGCTATGACCGAACATATCAATCACAGTATCACCGGGCACGCAGCAAAGCCTTATTATTCGCTCCATTAGCTTTTGTGGGTGTTGAGTCACAGCCCACTTGACTCGTTCTTTCGCATTGCCAACTACACGTGGGAATTCCCATACAGCGTCGGGAACACGACCATTTGGATTAGCACGTGGGTCGTTGTGTTTTTGTCTCCATGACTCAACCCTGATAGCATCTGGATATAGTTTGGCTTCGGGTGTGCTGATCCGAATCATGGGCCGATATCCTCCCGTACTATCGTGTTTGTTATGCTGACCAAAAGTATACCGCCAGATGATTTCAAGCACCAAATTTCCTCCAAGTTCAAAAGATCCAACCGATGGCCATACACTGGAGTTGTGCTTGCAATTGAAGCTCAACCAAAAGATTTTACTGTTGTATACCCCGATTCCCATCATTCTTTCGAGCCATATTTTATACGCTCTTGGGTTCTTCCAATGGTCATCAAAGCCTTTGTATGGAGCCTTGATGTTGTCGGGAGGATCGGCGAACACCAGCTTGGCAAATTTCAGCGTAGGCAAAACCTCAAGACTGTCACCACAGATGATTCGATTCCGTGTGGATTGTGAAGCCTGCATTATTTATCCCCATCTTGGGGAGCTACACCTAGCGAAGCAACGAACTCAAATTGCCCGCTTTTGCATTTCAGCTTTTCTGGGGATACGATGCCGCTGTTGTGCTTGTGAGTCAGCGCTATTAGCTGTGTGGGGGAAATCAAAAAGGTCATTTTCTTTCCTGTATATGTTATCTTTTTGATTTCTTGAAATTCCGCACCTATGCCTGTGCCTCGAATCAAAGCTTTGTTGGTGGAGAGTGTGACAAATATGTCACTGTCCTCTGGGTTATCCGCACTAAAGATAGCAGCGCGGCGAGCAGCTTTCTCCAGTCCTTCCGGCAAGGTCATTTTCTTTCCACTGATTTCAAAAGCTTTGTCCGTGTTAGGGAAGCTTTCGGTATACCGACGACAACAAATGATCGGGCCTTTATCGCTACGGAAGTGAACCCAATCTTTCGTCTCTCCAAATTTAGTCACTCCGGCAGCTGCTAGATGTTTGACGGTATCTTTGCGGATGAGCATAGATTGTCGCACATCGGTTTTTGTGTTGAACTTAGCTATACGATCATTGTCGCTGGCTTCAAGTTTTTCTGGTGCAATGTGAATACAAGTCAAAACGAAATTGGATTCATCCCGGCCAGCACAATCAGCCACCAATAGCAAACCCTCCAAAAAATCAGAGGGTAGAGATTTCCAGTGCTTGGGGTTTTTGATGGAATCGATGGGCAAAGCGATTCGGGATGCCAATGAATACGTAGCTTGTTTGTGGTTTCCTTTAATGACGAGCTTGCCATTTTTAGATAGGCTAACACCCAGCTTTTCTTCAGGCATGCTTTGCAAAAGACTGAGCAGCTTTTTGGCAGACACTGCGCCTGTGAAGGGCAGAGAAGATTTGGCCCAACAAGCTATTTCATCATTGAACGTATAGACTTTTCCGTCTTTGAATGCAAAGCACGATGATTGCTCAACAATCTCACGTTCTGATAATCCAGGGACAACCGAACTTAGTTCTTTCAATAGTTGCTCACGTTTGATCGTGGACATTGTCATTTCTCCTGATCTTGTAAACTACTGTTGTGCAATACTATTATTTCACATCGGTTTTTTCAGTACGACTATATATTCGTGTATCCTCACTGACTTTCTGTTTTTTACGAAATTTCCCGCTCTCCCCACCGCGTGTCCCGATCCTCCCCAAAAAATAAGTTCATCATGTAACTGAAAACCAACTTCATTTGCTTTACGTATCAAATCACCATTGAAGTGAAGCAACTTATGCCCTTGCCTAAAATTGCCAACAACCCAAATCGATAAGGACCCAGGTTTAAGGGCTTGGTATGTGCGCAACAAAGATTTCTTTATGCCAGAAAGAAACAGTTTGTATGTATCGGTGTTAGAAATATCATTTGCCATATTGGAATACACTTCCATATTCCAATATGGCGGACAAGTGTAGCTAAAGTCAAATTTCGTAGTACCCAATACTTTGGCTTTTGCATCTTTACATTCTATGGTGAATGGGAGTTTCAATTTCTTCTGAACTTGTTTTATCCTATCAACTTCGCATTGTCGTATCTCGCGTCCGTAGTATGCGAAACCCATTGCAGCGGCAATAAATCCACGGGTGCCACCACCAGCGAATGGATCGTAAATGGATGCGCCTTTTGGGCAGTATGCCGATAGTATCATTAGGGCTAAATGCGGATTGAAGATGGACACGTTATCATTAACGCCAGAGCTGCGTTCACCATACCTTGGGCCTATTCTGTGATACCCAGCAGTTGATTTGTTTTTGTGTATCTTTTGATATTGTCGATATGTATTTCCATTTGTCCTTGCATTTTGGGATTTGTTACTATTCATATGATGTATTTTAGAGTCTATCTGTCTTGTTTGTCCAAAATCACCAATTATGCGTTTCAGTTTTCTGGTCAAACCCCAATTACACTTCCAGATAGATACTGGCACAAATCCTATCCGGTTTTTAACTGTCAAATCTTTTTTCTCGTTCCCAAAAATGTCTTTTTTAATTGGTATATTTTCGAGATTGTATTCAAGTAGTTTGGGTTTGGGCATGCTATCGTCCTTAAATTAAAAATCCAAAAAATGTTATGCTGGCATACTATAGTATCGCAGGGTGGAAAAGTGATTTTTGATGATAAAAATATAGAAGCCTATTCCTGTATATAATTACAAGAATAGGCTTCTATGGTTTTGCTATTTGTTTTGTGTGATTCTACGCTTTCGCATTCTTTGGCTTGAGACGAAGGGCGTAGCCTTCACTGGTTTTCTTCACCTTCTTTTTTTCGATGAGTGCGTTAAGATGGTTATAGTACGTCCCTCCTACAGCATCTTTGATTTCCTTCATCCGGATAGGCTTGCGCGATAGCATCGCGTTGACTTCGGCTTGTTTGGTGCCAATGCGGTTTCCAAACCGATCCAGTTTACTGCTACCCCCTGTCGGCTTAGCCTTGGCGGTTGTTGGCTTAGCCTTAGCCTTGGCGGTTGTCGTCTTGGCCTTGGCGGTTGTCGTCTTGGCCTTGGCGGTTGTCGTCTTGGCGGCCTTCGGGCCTTCACCTTCAACACGGATGTTGTCACCAGCAGCGATAATGGCATCTACCCACTCCTGCTCCTTTCCAGCCAGCGTACCGCCGAAGGCTTCCATATACTGGTTGGTCTTGCGCAGCCGCATGAGCAACTTTTCGTTGGTGAGTTTGTGGGGGGCTGTGAAGCCAAACGTCTTCATCAGACCGACTCCATCACGTCTCGGCACGGCCAAAGTTTTGGGAGTTGCTGCTGGGGTCTTGCGTGTTCTTTTGCCTGTCTTTTTCGTCGCCATGATTTTTGCCTTTCCAAACAAGGTTAGTGAAATTGTTTTGTTGCCATTCAATTGTCAAACCTACTGTTCATATATTACGATGATTATCGCAGGGGAACAAGAACAAAATGACACAAGATACAAAATTTCTTGACGATCCCTATTATTGGTCTAAAAACACAGGAAAAACTTCAATATTCCAAACCCAACAATTTCAGAAGCTAGACCGAATAGCCAGGTTTCCAATTTCTGGGCACCCGGCTACGTATACGCATTTACTAGGTAGATATGCGCCTTCACGCTTGACCACCCAATTCAAACGCATGATGCCGATTTTCTTTTCCTCCTCTGTTTGGTTCAGTCCTATAGAGCCTGTCACGTGAGCGCGTTTCCGCTTGTCTTCACTGAAGTGTTGGCGGTCAATAACATTGGCGAAGTAGGATGTGCTATCAGTTTGCGTAGCTGTAATAACGAGGCAGTGATAGATTTGGGAGATCTTGCGCAAGTCCTTCCACGTTTGGTTTATGCGATCACGACCTTCAATGCCACTATATGTCATATCCAAAATATCGGCGTAGTCAATCACCACAACGTCTACCGGCCACGCATCACGTTGCCATTCCTTTAGCATGGTATCGATATCACGCACGTGTAGGCTATCGTTGGGATGTATTGAGAGACGCAATAAATTGTGATCGCTTTTTGCTTTGTGTGACATGTAGGCTAAACCATCTTTATGTGCTTGTCGCCACCCGAGTCCCTGCTTAAACGTTCGCCGTATATATTCAATGCGGGGTTTGGTACTCGTACCACGATGTTGTACTCTCAATTTTACAGGATACCGTATCACACCTGGATATACTGGTGTGCGAGAAATACGGGAAGCCATACGCCGAACGATTTGATCTTGTGACATATCTCCAACTTCATAGTATGCTACACGTCGGCGTTGTAACACGGCTCGGAATACCATATCCATTAACCAAAAAGTTTTGCCCCGCTTTTCTGGGCCTTCAAACGAAATCAAACCGTCTCGCTCTAACTGCATACCAAAAAACCTACCCAAGTCGCCAGGATAACGAATCAATGGATCGTGAGAATGTGCGAAAGCCTGTTTCATTACGGCTGAGTCTGTAAACGGATCAATCCATTCACCCACACCAAGATTAATATGATTCCATTTGGTGATACTTTCAATGGCACCGTCAGGGTTGTTGTCCTCCAAATTATCTTCAATGTCATCACGTAATCGTTCAATGTGAATACTGTTAAACAATCGACCCGCTGCATCGAGCACGTATTCCGTATTGGTATTCATTTGTCCATTTTCAAATTCGTCGGACACTTCCTCCAAAAACGTTTCAGTACTTTCGATCAGTGAGTCATCTTGTGTTTTAGCAGCCCATCGCTCAAACAAATTACGAATGCGACGTTTTGGCGCGTGTTCGTATTTGTTGTAATATTTCACACACCAACCAGCAACTAAATTGGACCACTTAGATTTGAATGCATTAGATGCCCATTTGCTTGCAACACGACCACATACAACATCATCCATTACCATAGCTGCTAGAACCGTATGCTCATCAGCAGCATTACGCGATTTCCGTATTTTCACAGCGAAACCCTTTTATGCGATTTAATCACAGTGTATGATAGCCATTAGAGCCACGAGCAGCCTTTGTAGTGGGCGATCTACCACAAACCCACACTACGGTTACCCTATAGAGTTTCTAAGGGTTATATGGGCTGCTAGGCGTTTCTGTATTTGTATATGATAATTCAACTATTTCGCGCCGTCCTTTCTTGCGAATGGTTCGACTCTGTGATGTGATTGTTTGGGATGATCCTGTTTGGCGTTGTTTGTTGAATTGTTCACGGCTCATCGATTCAAACACACGCCATAACTCATCACAAAACCGTTTGGCGGAGTATAGTTTCGGTGTGTATGGTTCTAACACGTGAGTGGCATACCAATCAATTGCGCGTTGAATTTCTTTGATGGTGTATAGATTACGATTGAGAACGTGCGCAAACTCTTTGGCCCAACTACGAAAGTTTCGATGACCTTTGACTTTCTTTGGAAGACTGTTGATTTGTCTTTTAACTTTAAGTGGGATGGCGTTGTAGAACTTTATAGCTAGTTTGTATTGAGGCGTTCTTTTATAATCATTTGGTGATGTACGTAGTAACAGTCCTTGGTGTATGTGTGTTTTATTTTCAACCAGAGAAAATGAGATATATATTATCCCCCTTAGGGGGGATATATATCTCTTTGGGGGGTTATGTAGGGGGGGTGTTGGGCTTTTCTTTTTACCAGCGACAACAGCATGCACTATTGCAAAACCAGATTTCCTCTTTTTCCAGAGTACTAATTTCAAACAGATCAGATTTTGCATGGCGCTGTATAGTGCTTCCCGTTCAATGCCCAATAGCTTCACCATTGTTTTGCCAGTATATTTTGTGAGTGGTGTGTAAGTTT